ATCGTTAACTAGATTCTTATTGGTAGATGGATCCTTCTTAGCATTCTCTTTGTGTACTGTTACACAACCAGGCATATTAACAATAGGTGTACCAGCATTAACAGTAACTGGAACAGCTATTGGAACTGCCTGTGGTGGATTCACCAACCAGTTACGTGTATCATTTATATTAACATTTCTTATATTTGCAACATAAACACCACTAACACCTATAACTTGATCTTGTATTAAAGGTATCCCAGTACCATTAATACCAATCTTAGGGATGCCTGTATTATTAGTTGGTATGAACGGTATTGACATCGTTATCAGGTAATAAATTTAAGTCACCTACTACTCCACCAATTACAATAAATGCAGTAAGGATAGCACCAGCACCCCATACCCATTTCTCAAGTGCTCGTATTCTTTCTCTTACATCTTCATTTAATTTAGTAACTCTCTCCTCTGTCCTATCAATTCTTTTATGAATTAATTCCATACGACGAGTAGCATTCTCAAGAGTGCTATCAAGGACAGCAATCTTTACATCTTGTTCAGAATCTTTGTTACTAATGTCACTCATTTTTGGCTTCTATGATTGCCTCTTTAATAACTGTCTTTAGTTGTCTCAATTTCTTTTTACCAAGACCTGCTCGTGCATCTATCTTAACCTTCAACCAATACACAAAGGCAAGTACCAATATAAATTGAATACCTTCACCCCATGATAGGTTCCATGCTTCATTAAGATCTAATGATGCAGAAGCAAATGTGTTTAATAAGTTCATTTTTGAGGAATTTGATTTTTGTAGTCACCATTAGGAGGTTTAATTCCTTTAACAGGACCAGAGGACTTTGGCCAATTATTAACTAGTTGTATGTATATTTCTTCTCTAACTACTTCTCTTATTCTTTCTATCTTAGCATCTTCACGTTTCTGTGGACCACCAGTATAGTTGTCGATAGCTTGATTACCACCGACAACAGCTCCAGTACCAACAACTGCAATTGCTGTACCAGTACTAGTAAGTTTCTGTAAATCCATTACTCTTCAGGATCTAAACAAGCATCATTAAGTTCTTGTGCCATACCACCACCGATATCAGCACCTTGATTACCACCAAACATAGTAACCCAACCAGCAGCTAACCATCCTACAAACGGTATACCACTAACAGAAGGAGCAAGACTAGCACCAACGCTACTACCTACAAGTCTCCCTGTAGTCTCGGCTCCACCTACCGCCTTTATACACTCTTCTGTTTTGGCAGAAATCTTTCCCTCGCTGTTACCTCCTGTAACCGCTAATGCAGCAGGATCAATCCATGAACTTCTTGTTGATACTGGTCCACCATGATGAGTTGCACCATCCATTGTATACTCTTCAGTAATAAAAGTAGTGTTATTAGATAATCCAAGAAATCCACCCTTTCTTTTGATGTCTTTCTGTTTAATCATTACCTTAGGATCATTAGCTTTATATCTAAGTCTATATCCATCAGTACCTGCTTCTATTTCATAAGTTGAATAGTCACCTACAGGAACATTAACCTGAGGAAACTTACTTACTTTCTGACCACGATTGGCAATGATGCCTATCATTCCTATATGTGATACGCCAAGTAGTCCACCCAATCCAAGAGCAAACCACTTAGTCCAATTTATTTCTTTCTTTTCCATAACAATCTATGATAACTTATAAAGGTGATGAGGGTGTTGGGAGTCCCAAACTTGCTTGAGGTGTTGGTGATGGCAAATCATTAGTTCCTAATGGAAGATCTGAAGATGGTAAACTACCACCAAGACCACCAATACCAAGACCACCTATTGCCTTCTCCGTAACTTCTTGGATGATAGCATCTTTATTAAGATATACATACCCACCAATACCAACGACGGAGAGAGATAAAATACCACTAGCAATAGCGATTCCATTTATAATTTTCTGCATGATTTTAAATTTCGTAGGTTTTCTTTTCCTTGCTATTAGGATCAACAGCAATAATCTTTAGAGGTGCTTGCTCAATCCTTAAAGTTTGAACAGGTCCGCCACCAGTACCACCGCCATTACCGTTACCATTACCATTCATCTTCATTGTACCATCACCCTTCTTAGATGCTGTCTGAATTCCGAAGCTAGCTAAAACTCCAGTAAAAACCGAAGCTATAAAAGTTGGATCAATTTTCTGCTGAGGAACTCCTGGGATGGCGACATAATTTAAAGTCAATATTCCACCGCTCCAGGCAAGTACTGTAATGCGTACAAATGTACTAATGATTGCTGCTTGCTCTTCAGGGTCTGGTAGTATAGCAGACTTTACTTTACCAAAAAGACCTTTCTTTTTTGGTTCTTCTTTTGATTCTTCCTCAACAATAGTTTCTTCAGTCATTATAGTACAATTTATCTCAAACTATATATAATATTTTTATTGCTCACGATATTCAAAACTATTTGTCAATACACTAATTATATTTCCAGCTAAAACAACTCTGTTCTCGCAATTGTTTTCGGGAACATGGTGATATATGCAACCAGGAAACAAAACTAATTTTCCTGCTTCTGCTTCAATTTCTGTCTTACTAGAAGTAAGTACGAGAGGAGAAGATCCTTCAGGAGCATTAACAAAAAATACAAATGAGTATAATGCTTTTATATGATTATGAACTTTAGTATAATCACCTTTACCATATCTGGCAAACCACATTTCAACAAAATTTAAGTTGTGTTCGTTACTACATGCTCCGAATCTTTTTTCAATAACATATCTCAACCAACGTTGAAAGGGTGCTCTTCTAGGGAATTTACAATTCCACTCAGTCATCTCTGCATTAACATTAGTCAAGCGAGTATTTGGCCATTTCTGTGGAAAAAGATCTGCTAGTATCAGACCAGGTAATTTAGTATCTGGAAAATAATCTATTACTATTGGAACATCTTCCTTCGCTGTAAATTCCTTTTGACCACGATCCTTTTCCCAAGGTTGAACTGGTTCAAGCTCTTGTAATTGTTCAGGAGTTTTAAATATAGCTGGCATTTTAATTAATCAGATTGTTTCTTCTTACCAATATTATATTTAGATTCGAGTATCCATTCACTCTTTTCTTTATATGATATTACTTTAATCTGACTAAGTGGAGCAGCATCTGTAATGGTATCCTCTTTAACTATCTGTACCAAACCCCAATCAGAAAGGAGTTTAATAATTCTATTTCTTCTTTGTACATCATTCTCTGATAGGTTGGCCTTCTTACCATCCAGAGCGAAGAGTTCTTTAAAATGTACTATGTAATACTGTCCTTTTTTATGCAGAATATGACAGGACTGATATAACTTTCTCTCTTTACGAGATGCTACTCCTATTCTGGTTAGGGTTTCACGAACCTTCAAAAAATCATCAGGTTCCTTTAAACTCACTTCTACCATAGCATCTTTAGTCCATTGGACTTCAACTTCATTCATGTCTTACCCCCTTTATTCAGTTTTTGTTTAATACAATCTAGTTGTTGTGGAGATAAAATACTCAAAGCCTGCTTCGCTTTTTCATTACTATAACCATAGTATTGCTTAACAAGATCAAGATCATCTATCTTTTCTTTTTTACCCCAAGGAGAAAATCTCTTTCGGGGTCGTACGGTATTTATATAAAAATCATACTGCATCTTCTTATCTATATTTGGATACCTATTCATTTCATTTGCAAATGCAATAGTATCCATATGATGCGACAAACATTTGTTTATAACATACGCTGGATAATTCTTTTCCCAACTTGGATCTTCATCCATTAAGTAATCTTTACTGTAATTAATACTATTCAAATAATCCTTAAGAGGATAACGATTATCATATGGCATAGTTAGTTAAAACCAATTCTTTACGTTCTGCTTGTTCTTTCATGTAGTCACCTGTACTTCTCATAGTATAAGTCAAATCAAATTCAGCAGCGTTCCAATTTTTAAAACGATTTTTAATTACCTGACTACTATTATATGATATCATCTGATGATTAGTCTGTCCATCACAATCTTCTGCAAACCGATCATGGTCAAAGTACTTATGTAGATCACCTTTCTTTCCATAGAGTCTATCACCAATCTCATAAGGAGGATCTAGGTAAGTAAATACATTTTTCTCATCAGTCAACATCCGTTCATATGTTAGATTAGTTATAGTCCAATGCTCTATCAACTTAGAATACTCTGGTAGTTTCTCTATGCCTCGTAAACTGAAATTGGACTCACTGGCTTGTTTGGAGAAGGAACTCGATTCGGTAAGACCACTGAAAGAACACTTATTAACAATATAAAAACTAACAGCAC